GTCCAGCTAGTATGGCTCTGGTTGACACCGTTGCTGGCGTTGGGTGCATCTGTAGAAACTCTGTACAGCACACAGGTACAGATGTGTTGTTTATGTCTAACTCAGGGCTACGCAGCTTTGGCAGAACAATTCAAGAGAAGTCACTGCCTCTGTCTGACCTGAGTCTAAATGTGAAGACTGAGATTATTAGTCTAGTAGAAAACAGAACACTACCGACTGCATCTGTGTACAGTCCTGAAAACTCGTTCTATCTTATCTGCTTCCCAGATCAATCAACAGTGTACTGCTTTGATCTCAAGGGTAAGCTAGAAAACGGAGCGTATAGAGTCACACGTTGGACCTCTGTACCTCACAAGTCCTTTGAAAGAGACACAGACGGTACACTGTACATTGGTACATCTGATGGCGTCGGTACGTACTCAGGCTACTCAGACAACACAACAGCGTACCGCTTTAGGTACTTTAGCCCCGGTTTAACCTTTGGTGATCCATCAAAGATTAAGCTGCTTAAAAAGCTGCGGCCTACTTTGGTTGGAGCCAGTGGTACTACAGTGTTTATTAAGTGGGCTTACGATTTAGACACTGACTTTAAGACTTACGAATTTACCGTAGGAAACCAAACACCTGCTTTCTTTGGTGTTGATGAGTTTGGCATCGGTGAGTTTACAGGTGGAGAACTAACAACTAGGAACCCTGTGCAAGCCACAGGCAACGGTAGCATTATTACAATAGGTTTAGAGGCTGACATTAACGGGTCTGCCCTGTCTCTCCAAGAAATTAACGTATTAGCACTAATGGGTAAAACGGTATGAGTAATTATACAAAGACTACAAACTTTACCGCTAAAGACAGTTTGCCTTCTGGAGACAGCGGTAAGATTATTCGGGGTAGTGAGTTTGACACTGAGTTTGACGCAATCGCAACAGCCAGTGCAACCAAAGCTGACTTAGCTTCTCCTACATTCACGGGTACTGTGACAATCCCTAACCTCACGTTTACGGGAACTCTGTCTACAGGGACGATTGACGGAGGTACTTACTAATGGACGAGATTTTACAAAAACTTTTTGGAATAGGATCTGTTGCTGGTGGAGGTCTTTTAACTAAGTCTGCTTATGATCGCCTTCAATCTATTGGTGAACAAGCAGTATTAGGTAAAACCATTGACGGTCAGCGTATTCCCGGCTCTATAGAACTAGCACAAGAAGCGTTGGATATGTCCCAGTTTAGGCCGTTTACTGTGACAACGGCTACTGGTGGTGGTTTTGGTGTTACTGGTCCTCAAGTTCTCGGTCCCGGTCAAGTTAGAACAACTGAGTTTATAGACACAAATCAAAACGGTATCGACGATAGAGACGAAACAAGAGTTGGTCTTACTTTATCTCCGGCAGAACAACAACTACAACAAAGTCTTATGAGTCAAGCCCAGCAAGGTCTTGGTGGTGTTGTAGGTGCGCCTTCTTCTCAAGCTGCTGGCTTGCGGTTAATGGGCCGTGGTCGTACTTTGTATGAGCAAGATCCTTTTGGTTTAGGACAACAACAAGCAGCGGCTCAACAAGCGTTTGGCCTTGGCGGTCAGTTCATGGGCGCTTCGGCACAACAGCCAGCAGACATTAACTTGCTACGTGGGCAATTTGCAGGACAAGTTGGTGGACTGCTTGGGCAGCAGCCTAGCCCAGCCATAGGCCAGTTTGGTCAACAAGCGCTAGGTATGGGTCAAGCAGGCTTAGGCGCTATGGCTCCTGCTGACGTAGAAGCGCTTAGACAGCAGTACGGCGGACTAGCTGGACAAGCAGCGCAAGACGTACTAATGCCCACTGCACAGCGCGAGGCTGATGTTTTTGAGCGTATTAGGGCTACACAGCGTCCTGAGGAAGAGCGTCAGCGCTTACAACTAGAAGAGCGTCTAGCGCAACAAGGGCGCTTGGGTGTACGTACAGCAATGTTTGGCGGTACGCCAGAGCAAATGGCGTTGTCTAGGGCGCAAGAAGAAGCGCAAGACAGAGCTTCACTGATGGCAATGCAGCAAGCACAGGCAGAACGCCAGCAGGCTCTAGGCGCTGCACAGACTCTCGGTGGTATGTTTGGTCAACAAGCAGGACTCTCTAGCCAGCTTCAGTCTCAGGCACAACAACGTGCAGCCCAGCTTTCACAGCTTGGACTCAGCGCACAGCAGATTGAGTCTCAGTTGCAGTCTGAAGGACTCAGCAGGGCAGCTACAGCGGCTGGTCAGGCAGGACAGATGGCACAGCTTGCTGGTGGATTGCAGGCTCAACAGGCAGGCCTAGGTGCAACTTACGCAGGCCTAGGCAGTCAGTTGGCAGCACAGCAGCAAGCTCTCGGTGCAGCACAGCAAGAACAGGCTCTTCAGTCTCTTGCAGCGGGACAAGGATTGTTGTCAGGCGGTTTAGGATTACAGCAAGCTCAACAGCAGCTGGCTCTTGGCGCTTTGGCTGGAGCATACGTACCACAAGCACAGTTGCTCAACGTACAGCAAGCTACTCAGTTGTACCCGCAGTTGCAACAACAGGCTCAGTTGTTCGGTGCAGGTCAGTACGGTGAGACTATGATGAGTGGTCTTGAGGCTCGACTGATTGCTGAACAAGCACGAGCTAACTTGCTAGGCGGTTTGGGTACAGGTTTGTTTGGTGGAATGTTTAGTCCGGTAGGGTCTAAAGACGACGGATACGTAATTCCTATTATTGAAATGTTAGGAGGCTAATCGTGGCTAGATTTTCACAAGCATTTTTACAGGGACTCCTGCAGCCTACGTATCAACAAGGGCTGTTTGAGGCTGCTCGTAGCGTTGGTCAGGCTCCCGGCATCATGCGTATGCAGAAAGAGCAAGAGCAACAACGGCAGAAAATGTCTGAGATATACAGTACGGCTATGCAGCCCGGAGTAACTTCTACTCAACTTTTGCAAGCAGCACAACAACTGTCGGCAGCTGGTAGAACAGAAGAGGCTTTGGCGTTAGCTAATCAAGCTAGACAACTCAGCCAAACCGAAGCATCTCAAGTTCAGCTGCAGCAAAGACAGGAAGCTATTTCAGAGTCTGCCCGAAAACTAGGGCTTCCTGAATTAGCAGAAAGAGCGCTACAAACAACAGACGAAGAATCTCTGAGGGCAATACAAAAAGACTTGAGAGCGTTTGAAAGAGAAGAAATTCTCAAGACTCGGGGACTGCCCGGAAGAAAAGCACTATTGAAAAATGCTGGTATAGATTACGACCCAAAAGTTCACGATGGAATGTCAGACGATGGTATCTTGAAACTAATAGAAGGATCTGATGCTGAATTAAAAGCTTTCATAACTCCAGACAACGAAGAAGTTATGTTGGAAGTTAATAAGCAGGGTAGAGTTAGGGACCCAAATACAGACACTTTTGTAAGAGCAAGCGAGCTACAGTTACGACGCGCCCCAAACAGACAGCAAGTGGAAAACGTAATTAATTACACCAGCGAAAAACTTGCGGAAGCTGGAGTAAAACGCTACAATGATTTGGCAACGGCTGCTGACGACGCAACCAGTATGATGAACAACATTACTGAGGTAATGCCTAATCTAGACGACATGGTTACTGGCAAACTAGCTAATGCTGAATTATTTGTTCGTAGCTCTAAGCAAGCCATTGCTGCCGCTGTTGGTCTTGATCCAAGCGACCCTACACTAGAAAACACACAGCAGTTTATAGCACTTGCTGCGCCTAGGGTTGCTACCATCATCAAAGACTTTGGTGCGGGTACTGGATTGTCAGATGCGGATAGAGAGTTTGCTCAACTTGCTGCAGGCGGCGACATTACAATGACTGCAACAGCCTTGAGAAACATTCTTAAAATTCTCAAGAACGACGCAGATAGGACTTTGACTTTGTTTGACGATATTACAGAAGACATAAGAAACGACCAAGGGGTAGATCCTTTAATTTTCTTCCGTATTCCTGCTTTGAAAACACAGCCTACGCTTACGCAGCCAACAGAAGTGACAGCTGCTGACGTTCCTGAATTACCTCCGGGTGCAACCTTAGACTGAGGCTCTTATGCAAACAGCTACTAATCAACAAACAGGCCAAAGATACTATCTTGACCCTGAGACAAATGAGTGGACTGAAATGCAAACCGCTACCGTGCAAAGGACAGGACAAAAGTTCGGTCTTATTGGTGGTCAGTGGGTAGAAGTAGAAAAAGGGCGCGCACAAGAGGAAGCAGAGCGTATGACTGCTTTCATGGAGCGTGTTCCTGAGTCTATTGAACGCGGCATAGAGGAATACAAAGAGCGTACTGACGCTTTACGTATCGGCGGTTACGAGCCCAGCGCCTCACAAAAAGTCAGCACTGCTATTGCTACAGCTGGTATGACAGCGGGTGAGATTATTACCGACTTTGCTATAACTTCACTACCTAACTCTGTACGAGCAGGGGCAGAACAGTTGTTTGGACAGGTTAAAGATACTCAGTCTTTTCAAACGGCAGCTGATATGGCACAAAAGGGTTTAGAGGCTTACGAACAGTTTAAGCAAGAAAACCCAGCTGCTGCTGCTACCTTTGAGAATGTAATTGACGTTTCTGTTTTGTTTAGTCCGCGTCCTGATCTGAAAGTTTTGGAGGCTCCTGCTGAAAGAGCCGCAGGTAAAGCAAGCCGACTGCGTTTTGAAAACAGACGACAAGGCATTAATCAATTACTTGCTCCAGAAACTTTAAAACCAAATGAGAGAACAGCGCCCACTGGATTCCTAGGAAGGGAGCAGTATGTGCCTGATAGAGAAACAATGACCATTACCGGAATACTTGAGGGAATACCTGACGTAGACCCAAAGGCCTCTTATCATCACAACATGAGAGCAGTACAAGACCACATTACAGAGCAGGCTAAAAAGCTACGTCAGTTTATTGTACGCTCTAATAACCCCCGTATACGTAAAAACGACTTGGCAGCAGAGATGGGGCAAGCCATAGAAGAATACACTAAGTCGTCGGGTTATAGGGGAATAACGCCAGATGCTCAAAAGATTGTGCAAGCGTTGGCTGAAGATGCTCTAACTTTAGTATCTCGATCAGGAACTAAAAACACTGTTTCTGCTATGGACTTGCTCAACATTCGTCAAGAGTTTGATGACCTGATAAACGAGGCGTACGCAGGTGTTTTGGAGGCTACGTCAGCGTCTGCAAGATCAAAGGCATCTCGCGTAGTTAGGAACATTCTTAACGACAAACTAAAAGAGTTGACTCCCGGTGATGACGCTCGTCAGTTACTAGACAGACAGCACAACGCATATCTTGCCCGTGATCGTATGAACAACAAAAGAAACAAAGAGGCTAACACTACTTTGGGAATTGTTGCTCGCAGGCTCAAAGACGCGGCTCTTCTACCGTCTACTTTAGGTTCGCTGTATTTTACAGGCAAAACCTTTGTTGAAGGTGCTGGTGGAATTGGCGCTGTTGCAGTGGGTGGTGCAGCAGGATTAGGAATTTACGGGACCATTCGGATGCTGTCAAAGCAGAACAGGCTAGACTTATACGCTGAAACCCTTTCTAGTTTGAACAAGCTGATACGCAATACTAAAGAATCTGATAAACTGTTTGAGCTAAAGGCACACAGATTAGTAATCTTAGATTTGCTACGAGGAGAGCAGGAGTCTGCCGAAGATGAGTAAGGAAGACTTATACGAATTGCGTAGGCAGTACAGAGAACGCACTAGGCAGACAGAGCGCGAGTACTCAAAAAAGGCTACAGAGGCGGCAGTAGATTCTCTTAGCCTGCCCCAGCGTAAACTTAAGAAGGCTATCTCTGGCGACGAAAGTAGCTGGGGATTGCCTGATTTTGAATTTAACATGAACGTAGGAAACAGGGCAGGGTACAGAGGAACCGCTACGCTAACTGATGAGGGCCTAGAGCCTGTCTTGGATGTTGTAGCTGATCCACTAAACGCCGTGGGTGCTGGGTTATTTACATCTGGTGTTAGAGGAGCACGGAAAATAGCAGGGGCTAGTAGTTTAGCGGGTAACACATTCTCTGCCGCGCGTAACTTCATACCCAACTTCTACGGTCCTTCTAAGACTGCACAGCCTACCTTGGTTGATGAGTTAATTATGCAGAACCAAAACACTCTGGGTCACTTGCCGAAGATAGGGCCTAAGATCCGTAATCTAGAGACCGCGCAGGATTCAGCCAACATGAGAGAGAAGGCTGGTTCTTTTATAAATTGGGCTGTGGATAGCGCAGGGAGAGCACTATCGCAGACTGTGAGTCCTACCGCACGTGCAAACTACAGGCAGAATCAAGTTACTCAGACGATGCAGGACACTGCTCGTGAGGCCTTACAATCAGGCGGCTCCAGAGACACAGCTAAGGCGGTAGCTCAGTCGCAGGCCACAGAAAACATAGCAAACCAAGCGGGAAGAACAGGAGCGAAGTCTGAAGCCGTAGAAGACCTAAACCGCAGGAGCTTTCTGACGGAGCCTGTGAAAGCCACAGAAGGATCTTACGTAAAGCTTATCAGGGACAACAAGATAACAGGCACTTACGCGAAATCAGGGCAGCCTGTGGGTGTATCAAACAAGGACCTACAGATTGTAGAAGACCACGTAATGAGAGTCTGGAAAGACAGGCAAGGCAGGAGTGTCAGTGAGACGCCAACGGCTGACATAAGGATTAAGAACCCCGGATCTGGAGATCAGGTAACAGGGTCACACGTACTCGACTTTAGACAAAAGAGTGGGGTCCACAGAGCAATGAACGCCCTGTACAAAGATAACCCTAATCCAACGCTAGAGGAAACGTGGAAACACCTAAAGGACAGCGGTATAAAACTACACCCGCAGTCTAAGACGCTAGAGGATGCTCGTGAGAACGGGATCTGGGTCACAGGCTCTTTCTCAGGAAACGCAATTACTGAGGGAGGCGTAAATTACATAGCTAAGGTGAACCCTAACGGGAGAGTCATGGCTGTAATTTCAGACGAGCACAATTTCTTAGAGAAAACTCCAGTGCTAGGCCCTGTAGTAGACGCTGCGTTACCTAACAGGTCTATCTCTGTTACGCCGCCGATATTCTTTGATATTAAAAAGAACAAAGGAAAAATTGACGCACCACAGCCACAAGATAAAAAGAATGTCAAGGATAGTTTGTTTGACATAGCAACCGCTAGGCCATCTGCTGAACTGCTAAGGGAAGAACTAAAGGTCAACGCAGGGGCGGCTACGACAGGAACAGGTTTATTTACAGGAGGCCAAGACGATGAAAGATAAGCACACAGTAGAGTACACCTCTATCGACTACCACAGCATGTGTCAGAAGTCAAAGGAACGCATCAAGAAGATGCAGGCTGAAGGAATACCTACGCCCCATGACCCGAAAGACAAGCCAGAGGACGTAGGCAAAAGGGAAGGTTACTCTATATTCTTCATGTCATAACTCACAGTTGTTCCCTGTGCAGGCCAGTTGCTGTGACCCTTCAGTCATATCGCTGGCCTCTTCTATATCCCACGATATTTCCTTAGGGAAGTCCTTGACCAGCTGGTTGTACGTCTTTTTGTCCACAGGCTCGTATGGTGCCTGCTGGTACGTGTGGTCTGAGTAGGGCAGGAAAGAGATACCACTGACCTTATCAAACTTGTTGTACAACCACTGTCCCACCTCTAGAAACTCCTCATCACGATAGTAGCAGGTCATAGATGGCTTGTGCTCACACCAGTAGTCCTGATATATCTCCCACAGCTCTAGCTGCTCCATAGCACCCATGTCTGAGGCTGTCACAGCGCCCTCAGGAGACGCGATAGGGAAGCTGAATACCCGTGTACTGGGGGACATTAGATCGTCCTCCACAGGGACACCAGCGGCCTCTAGGACGCTACAAAGTGGGTCACGAGCGTCTGCACGGACTCTGCGAATATATTGACTGCTGTAGCGAGGGTGAATCCCACTAGCAGAATCGACCAGCTGACTAACAGTACCGCTAGGCTTGACCGCAGTAATAGCGACAGAAGGGTTAATGCCCAGTTTCTTAGCCCACTGCTCGTTGGTAACAATAGCTTCATTACGCATCTCCGTAAGCCACTTCTTCAGCTTTGCCTTGTCCTCCCGTCCTGACAGGATAGGATGATCCATGATACCCGTGAGGGACACCCCTAGCAACGCCTCTTCCTCTGTGTTAGTCTTCCAGATGTTACGCAGGTAACGGAAGTCAGTCAACGTCGCCTGTAGAGTTCCAAGGATAGACGCAATACGTACCTTTCGTTTGAGGTTTGCGAGAGTATCGGTTGGCCTGATAACAACTTCAGACAAGTTGCAGAATTGATAGGGTCTGAGGATGATTTCGCTACACGGATTAGTTCCAAAATCATAGGTAGCATCTCGTCGCTCGTTCTTTGCAGCTTGCTTTTGACTTGCGACTCTAGAGAACACACCTCGTTCTCCTGATCTTGATTCATACAGGCTTGTCCATTCGTTTAAAAACGCCTCAAAGTCAGGCTTCTCTGTGTAACACGCAGAGTTATTAGCTAGTCCACGCTGGGGCTCATCGACCCACCACTGTCCGTGCTTGCATCGTCTGATGCGGTCATCGGTGAGGTTACTGAGGCTGATGAGGGCTGACCTTCGGACTCCTCCGACGACGACGATTTGAGCAATCTTGCAGCAAAGATCGTGGCACTCAATGGACGTAAGGCGTCGTCCAGCTGATCCCTGAAACAACTCAACTGTAAACTTGAAGAGATCGACGAGAGGTTCAGGACCACTTGCACGGCCTCCGAAAGTCTTGAGTGGGGCACCTGCAGGTCGTACTCTGCTAATGTCCCATCGTGGGATTTGACCTGTATACAACAGTGATACCAATTCCCTAAACGATTTCGCCCATCCGATCTTCGAATCTGCAACATTAATAACTGTATCGGTTTCATGGAATGTCTCCGCAACTTCTGGTAGCTTGCTGATGTACTGACGCTCGACACTGAAGCCTACCCCTGTGCCGCATAGCAAGACGTACATCAGTTCGTCAAAGGCCTTGGGGTGGTCTATTGGTAGGTAGCTACAGTTAAACCCTGCTACGTTATCACGCTCCAGTGCCTCTCCAGCAGTCATCAGTGCCCTCATGCTGGGCATTACGTCTAGGTCGTGAATAGTCTTAAAAATCTCTGATACGTCAAAGTCGTTCAGGTATCCCCTGTCTACCCAAAAGTTGATGTATCGGTTTACTGTTTCTTCCCAAGTCTCCCTGCGTTTCTCCTCAGGCAAGTACCGAGCGTACCGTGACTTGTGTATGTACTGTTGGTATGCGTCCATCTATTCTGTTACTCCTAACGTCTCATTAATGATTGCTTGTGATGCCATCTGTAGCAGCATATATACCCCATCAGGGTACTGCTCGTTGGACGCTACTTCAAACATCTCACCGTCCTCGTACATGATAACAGCACACTTTACTTTCCTGCCCTCGTTCTCGTGAGCCATAGCCTTACCAACAAACACAG